ACCGTGTCGTCGGCCAGTGCCTGGCGCAGCGCAGATGCAAACTGCTGCGTGCTGACGCTTCCCGGCCCCGACACGTCCTCGACCATATTGCCGCGCTGAGTTACTACGCCGTACAGGGGCAGCACCGCAATGCCTCCGCTGCACAGGGCGCTGCTTGCATGGCGTCGCGCATCGCGGACCGCGCGATCCGCATGCACCGACTCCATCACGCCTTCCGCAGCCATGCCTGACTGCGACCACCGGGCAATCACCGCGCCCATGGCATTCAGGCGCTCGGGCATCAGCGCCCACGGCGTGGCCAGGAATTCAGCGATCAGCAGTTGGTGTTTCATCTGTCGGTCCCAAGGGAAATCAAAGAGTCGGTCAGTTCGGCCTCGGCCATCGGCGCATCGCCCAGGGCATGCGCCCAGTCGTTCACGCGTCCGATCGGCACGGCCAAGGCATCGGCAATCAATGCAATATCGTTCTCGCTCACCTTGCCAGCGCGGTGGATCCGGCGCGCCAGGCGCGCGGCACTCGTGGCAACCAGCGCCCGAACCCGCGCCGACGATTCATCGTCGCCAGGCTCTGCCGGCTTCTGGGTGGGCAGCTGTGCCTGCTGGACATCCTCGGCCGAGCCCTCCTCGACCATGTTCAGCGGCCGCAGGGGCTCGTCCAGGCCCTCCAGCGGATTGAGGTTCTCCGCAATCCGCGCCTCATTGCGGGTTAGCCAGCCGTTCTGGATGCCGCTCTGGTAGTACGACGATCGACTGGCCGCGTCTCCCCGCATCAGGTTGGCGAAATCAAACTCGACCTCCAGTTCATCGCCATCGAGCAGCAACTCCGACTCGATGCCGGCCTCCCAGCGCTCGGCCCACGGTGTCATCGTGTGCATCACGAATTCCAGGCTCTGCTGCTCGATGTTCGAGAACGTTGCCCGGTCCAGGTCCGCGATCATGTGCGGCGGCACCCGGAACAGACGGGCGATGTCCGTGATCTGGAACTTGCGCAGTTCGAGGAACTGGGCGTCCTTGTTGGTGACACCCACCTCGTGGAACTTCATGCCGTTCTCAAGGACCAGCACCTTGCCGCGGTTCGCCCCGGACTGTGCTGCCTGGTAGGAATCCCGAAAGATCTTCTTGGCCTCGGAATCCTTGAACGACCCCGGAAACTCGATCCATCCACCAGTGGGTTTCGCATCGTTGGCGAAGAACCGTGCCCCGTAGTCCTGCGCAGCCAACGCCATGCCCAGGCTCTCACGTGCCAAGTCGATCGGGCTCATGCCCATCAGCCCATCGGACGACAGACCTCGCAGGTGCCAGATCTCCCCGCGCGGCACGATCGTTTCCGCGCCAAGCCGGTCCATCACCCGGTACCGGTAGTCACCGGCAGGGGTCAATTCCATCTTGATCCGGTCTGGATGGATGGGCACCAGTTCCAGAATCTCGCCCCGGCTGTTGGCCACGATCCGGTTGTAGGCGTTGCCTCGCAGCGCCAGGTGACCCTGCAGCATCTCGCGCCACTCATACGGATTCTGATATCGGTTCGGGCGCTTGGCCAGCAAGCGGTACAGCCAGTGATCGGTGACCTTGTCCTTTCCGCCGTCCGGGCGCTGGCGGTAAATCACGAATGGCAAGGACGCCATGGTCTCGGCCAGGATGCGCACGCTGGCATACACCGCCGCCAGACGCAGCGCGTTGTCCGCCGACACCCGCATGCCGCTGGATGTGCGCACCGTGACGGGTTCGAACCAGAAATCTCCCCATGGGCTCCGGTCGCCAGAGGACGCCATCCACCGGGACACGAAACTGAACATTCCCATCAGAGCATCACCAGTTCGTAGTCAGCGCCCAGGACCACATTGGTGCCCGGCGTGATCGCGCGCGAGATGCCCATGATCAGCGCCACGATGCCGTCGATCTTGTTCTCCGGGCGCTCCTTGCGCGGATAGATGTTGTCCTTGGCGTCCAAGTGCGCCACCACGTTGCTGGCCATCCACCCCAGGACCGGGCAACCGTCGTGGATCAGCTTGTTCTGCAGCACCAGGGCTTCCAATGTCTTCATGGGCTCGGAGAAATTGAGGACCGTGGGGCGAACTTCGATCATCGGCAGGCCCTCGCTCATCATTCGGGTCGAGAGTTGAGTCGCCTGGAAAGGGTCGAAGGCCACCGCCTGCACTGAGAACCGGGACACAAATTCCATCAGGTCAGCCTCAATCCAACTGAAATCGATCACATTTCCAGGCGTGACCGTCAATCGCCCGGCCGCCATCCAGCCCGAGTACTGACTGTTGCCATTGGCGTGCACGGTGTCCTCCGGCAAGTAGTACCGGCCGAATATCGCGAAACCACCATCAATCTCCTGATGCGGGAACACCAGCAGCAAGGCAGCGATGTCCGTCTTGCTGGCCAAGTCCAAACCGATCCAGCAGGGCTGGCCGGCGTAGGTGTCCAGGTCCAGCGCCGAATCGGCACACCGGTCCCAGGCGCGCATGTCCATCCATGCCGTGTCCGCATTGACCCACTCGTTCAGGTGCTTGGTCTTGAAATTGTTGACCGCACTGGGCATTTGCATGGCCTTAGCCTGCAGCGGTGCCAACACTTCCGGGCGCACCGAGATACCCCAGTTGGGATTGGCCTTGGTGAGCGACGTCTCCAGCGTCCAGTCATCGCCATCGTCCAGCCCGTAGACGATGCCAAACTGGCTGTCATCCTGGAACACGCCGTCCAGCAGCCGGGTCACGAAGGTCCGGATCTCGTAGCAAATGCCCGATCGGTTGCTGCCGGCCGTCGTGATCACCCACAATAGCGAGTTGTCACGCTTGCCTGTCCCGGTTTCCACCACGTCATAGACCGTGCGGGTCTTGTGCGCGTGCAACTCATCCACGCACCCGAAGTGGATGTTGAGACCGTCCAGCGTCGAACCCTCGGCCGACAATGCCTCGAACTTGGAGCCACTGTTCATCACATGCATGTTGTGGGCCCCGACACCCACACCGAAACGTGTCCGGAACCCGGCTGACTGCCTTGCCATGGTCTGCGCATCACCGAACACGATCCGGGCCTGGTCCCGGGTGGTCGCCAGCGAATACACCTCGGCGCCGCCCTCACCATCGGCCGCCAGCATGTACAGGGCCAGCGCCGACGACAGTGTCGACTTGGCATTGCCGCGCGGCACCTCGATATATGCCCGGCGAAACCGGCGCTTGCCATCCGGCTTGACCCACCCGAACACCGTGGTGAGGATGAACACCTGCCACGGTTCCAGGTGGATCGACTGCCCGGCCAGAGGCCCCTTCACGTGCGGCAGCCGCTCGATGAACGCGCACAGGTTGTCGGCCGGCGCGAACGCCTTGCCAGACTTGTCCGTCAGCTTCGGATTGAAACGGTAGGGGCTGTCCTTGCCCTTGAACCGGTTCAGGTCGTCCAACTGGCGCTGGCATGCCATGCGCACCCATTTGCAGGTGAGGATCTTCCCCGCGACAACATCCTTCGCGTACTGCCGCGCAACGGCGGCGTAACTGCGTGTAGCCATCAGCCGGCGATTTCCGACCAGGGATCGCTGTCGCGCGGCGCGTCTACGGGCATCGAAATCCGCGAGCGCGAGGCCGGGGTGAACCCCATCTCTGCCTCATACCCCTTCATTTCCAGTGCCAGGTCCCGGATCACATCCATTAATGGCGACCGACGCAGGATGCCGCTGGGCGTCTTGATGATCATTCCGGACACACCGGCACGGTTGATCTTGGACAGCGCCTCGCGGTACAGACCCGAGCAGTTGGCCCAACGTTCCAGCACCGCGCCATCAAGCGCAGACAGTAGGCCCGGTGGCGAGTTGGCCACCGCGTAGTCCCAGGCTTCCTTGGCGCTGTCGGACATGTACTCGGGCGGCGTGCACAGCGCGCCGGTCGGCTTGGGCTCGCGCGGGTTAGTCCTGCACTTTTGCAGGGTGCCCTTCAGTTGTTTGACCACCGCCGGCAGCGGTCTACGTCCTGCCATGGTGATGCTCCAGGTTGAATTGAAATGACGATGTCAATGTGCATGCGTCACAAAAAATGTTCGCAATTTGCACGCGCAAAATTCTGTGCTCGCGCACGCATCTTGCTTGCGGCGCTGTAGAGATTCATCCCCCCTCCCCCCGTCAGATGTGTCGGCTGCGTCGGGCTGTCTCACCAGCGGTCTTGCGGTTGTGGCACGACACACACAGGGGTGACAGGTTGGACCAGTCCAGACGTGCGCCACCGTCCTTGAGCGGCACCGCGTGGTCTGCCACCACGGCCGCCACAACGCGCCCACGCGCCGCGCAGTGCGCGCACAGGGGGTGTTCCCGCAGGAACGCCGATCGCACGCCACGCCACACCGCTGACTGGTAGAAGCCAAGCTCGATGTCGAACCCACGACGTGCCCGACCGTAGTCGCGATGCACTGCGGCACGGTGTGTGTCGCAGTACCCAGGCGCCGTCAGCACCGCCCCGCAACCGGGCTGTCGGCAGGGTGTTGGAGCAGCACGTGGCAAGACACCTACACCCTCAAAAGAAGATTGAAACAGTTCGCAGAAGTTGTTGATCTTCTGCTTGGCTTCCGTGTTGGCCAGCGCGTTACTACCAACACCATCAACCACGCCACCAGGAGAACCAAATGGCAACCACCAGCAGTAACAACTTCACGGTCGACGAACTCGGCTTCATCCAGCTCGCACTGACCAAGGTCCTCGCAGCCGCAGCGCGCGGCGAGATCGACCTCAACCAAATGGCCAGAAAGGAACTCGCATCACGAGGCCTGGACGACCAGGGTGTCTGGGTCGGATTCCCCCGCGCCAAGCAGATCCACAACGTCTGAAGGGCACGACCATGGACGCCGCCACCCTAAACAAACTCTTCCAGCAAATCGCGCTGGAGCATCTGTTCATTGAAACCCTCGAGAGCCGCAACATGGACAGCCTCGACTTCCACGACGTCAGCGTGCGAGGCATCAAGTGCGCTCTGCAAGCAGCCTTCGACGCGGGCAAGCAAGCCGCCAGCACCCCCAACCCCAAGCAGTAACAACCAAGGAGCATCACCATGACAACCCAACTCAGCCCAGCGCAACACGCCATCCTGGCCCATGCCATCAATCACACCAACGGCCAGATCGACTGGTTCCCCGACAACATCAAGGGCGGCGCGCGCAAGAAGGTCATCGACGCGATGTTCAACCGCGCACTGATCATCAATGACGGCACCAACTGGATCATCGCCAACGAGGGCTACGAGGCACTCGGCATGACCCGCCCGGTCTTCACGGGCCACACCGGCGCGAGCCAGGTCCTCGCCGACGAGATTGGCACCGACGACCCCACCGACGCCGAGATCGATGCAAGCAACGTCGTCGACCCCGAGATCGAAGCCGCCGTCACCGCCATCGAGACCGCAGCACGCGCCGAAACGAAAACCCCACGCAGTCGCGACAACAGCAAGCAGGCCACGGTCATCAGCATGCTCAAGCGACCAGAGGGCGCGACCATCCAGCAGATCGTCGAAGCCACCAGCTGGCAAGCCCACACGGTGCGCGGCACCTTTGCCGGCGCGTTCAAGAAGAAGCTCGGGCTCACGATCACGTCCACCAAGGACGCGGGAGCGCAGCGGGTCTACAAGATCGCCGGCTAATCCACGACGGCAACAGCACCATGACGGGTCCTACGGACTCGTCCCGACACCTGTCGTCACCCTCTTGCCAGCCGACAAAAGTCGGTTCAAAATCTAACCGGCATTAAAGAGTGCCACCGTGCTGCTCCTTCGTTCTCACAACGCATCCCGCGTTGTGGGTTTAGAACATCGAGACAGCCTTCACTGACCAATACACGGCGTTTGTTACTTCGGCACGACTTAGCAGCCGAATATTTGGACTTCGCCAGGGTCGTGATTGTGGTGGTTGCCTGACCTCGAAAGCAGTGCCGCTCATAGGCGGCCGCACTTCGCTCGTTCCCGATTTCTTGGGAGCGTTGCATAGGTCCGCGTACGGGCTCAGCCCGGCGCAAATCAAGTCCGGAAAGCGTACGAACTGAAAACATTGGCGAAGGAGAATCGCTTGAAATCACAACAGCGGCGAAGCCGCGTAAGAAGGTACATGGAGGCCGCACGAGCCTCCTCCATTGGGTACTGTCCGTGTTTCGTGTGCAACGAACCGGTGTTCACCACGGAGGAGTTGAAGCAGCGAGGACTGAGCCCAAAAGCACTCAATGCTGCTCGCCCGACGTATGAACACATAGTTCCGAAGTCGCGCGGCGGGAAGGATCACCTGCAGAATTTCGCGGTCAGTCACGAACTCTGTAATCACAAGCGAGGGAACGAGTACGACCCTGCAAAGTAATCACATCGCCGCAAGACGGCATTTTTCCTCCTATCCGACAACGACGGCAGGTCCGGCAACTTCGAATTGTTCGCCGACACCTGCTCCGTCGCCAGCCTGCGACATCGCACCAAACGTGATTCCATCCTGCTGGAGGGTGGCTTGCTTGCCTGCAAACTCCTGCCAGCGCTTGACAATCACGTCCACGTACTTCGGATCCATTTCGATCAGCCGCGCACGTCGCCCAGACTTCTCGCACGCAATCACCGTGGTGCCCGAACCGCCGAAGGGATCGAGCACCAGATCCCGCGTCTTGCTGCTGTTGCGCACCGCCCGCTCGACCAACTCCACCGGCTTCATCGTCGGGTGCAGGTCGTTCTTGTGCGGCTTCTTGATCTGCCACACATCACCCTGGTCGCGCGCACCGCACCAGTAGTGGTCGGCACCGTCCTTCCAACCGTACAGGATGGGCTCATACTGGCGCTGGTAGTCGGCACGGCCCATGGTGAACGTGTTCTTGGCCCAGATCACGAACGTGGACCACTTGCCACCGGCCGCGCGGAACGCCGACTGCAACGTATCCAGCTCAGACGAACTCATGGCGATGTACACCGCGCCCTTGGTCACGCCCAGGATGTTCTGGCATGCGGCGACCAGGAACGCACCGAAGCCGTCGCCCATGTTGTCGTTCAGGATCGGGCGGTTGGTACCGCGCATCTTGTCCTTGGCGGTGTTGGCGTAGTTGACGTTGTACGGAGGGTCGGTGAACGTCATGTCCACCAGCTCGTCACCCAGCAGCAGTTTGTAGTCCTCGGCCTTGGTGGCGTCACCGCACAGCACCTTGTGCTCGCCAAGCACCCAGACGTCACCCGTGCGGGACACCGGGTTCTCTGTGACCTC